ACTTTAGATTTAGGATTAGACTTTATTGATTCTCTTAAACCAGTTAAATTTAAGTGGGATTCAAGAGAAGGAATATTAAAAGATGGAACTTATGAAGCAGGTTTTATTGCTCAAGATTTCCAACAAGTACAAAAGGATAATGATGCTGATTATCTAGGTTTAGTACTGGAATCAAATCCAGATAAACTTGAGGCTACTCCCGGTAAATTAATACCGATCCTTGTAAAAGCAATACAAGAACTTAAACAAGAAATTGAATTATTAAAATCAAAATGACAACCATCCAAGAAAAAGCTCAAAACTTAATACAAGAAAGAAATGAACTCATTGCTCGTTTTAACGAAATCAATGGTGCATTAAAAACTTTAGAGGAACTTGCTCAGGCAGAAAATGAGCAAGAAACTGAAACAACTACAGAAGAGGAATCTTAATCATGGCTGAAAGAACTGCAGACGAAGTAGCGACTCTCTTTGCTCACGGCGAGCATAGCGTTACACTTATTAATTCAATAGCTGCTCAATCAACAATTACAGATGAGGACAAGGATACACTGAAAAGAAATGTTGATCACCTTGAAATAATCAAGGCTTACAAGAAAGAAGATGGTACCACTAGCATTTGGGGTAGTGAAGATTGGACAACAAAAGATAATGCTATAACTTTAGGTAAGTCTAAGTATTAAATTACTTCTACCTAGAGCCAATCTACCCAAACCTGATTATCTTTATTTCAGACCTCCAACAGCTCGGATACCATCCTATAAACCAATAGTAATACCTCCGAGTGATTTGGAAGCCCCTGAAGATGTTAAAAAAGAATCAACTGAACAACCAGAACCACCCAGTTTAAAAATTCCAGTTCTAGATATAAAGATGCCAGTACCTGAAACGGCAGTTGTAGTGACTGCTGTTACTACTGCTGTTGTAGCTGTAGCAACTACTTCAGTTACTTCATCTTTATTTGAACCAATTAAAAAGAAAGTACAGAAATTCTTACAAAAAAAAGTTGAAAAATGGAAGGAAAAGAGAAAGGAAAAGGTCTCCTCGGCAAACTTAAAGATGCAGCAGAAGACCAAGAACACCAAATCCAAATCTTAGGTACATTCGTTAGACTGGGTGTTGTAGTTTGGTCTGGTTTTATCATTACGATGAACTACGTAGAATTACCTATGATAAAGAAAGCTGGTAACAGCGATATCACGTTCGTTGCCAGTGTCTTCACTGGAGCATTAGCAACATTCGGGCTTTCTACTGGTAATAACAATAAAGATAAAGGTACACCCGTAAACTGCCCTATGGCAAAGAAAAAGGAAGAATGAAGAAATGGCTTTTACTCTTCCTACTGGCATCACCCACGGTAGCAAGAGCAGAATTAGTGACCCCCAATTTCACCCAAGGGTCGATGAACAGTACAACGACAACGACTCAAGAGATCGTGGAGGAGATAACCACCACAACTTATGGGTCTGCATTAAACAAATGGACTGGGGAAAATATAACCCATACCTCAGCCTCATCAGGAGGTATAGTCGATTCAGATTCAGTATTCACCCTACATACTGCTGGAGATCCATTCGAGCTAGAAGTAGTAACAAGAGCAGCAAGTCAGGTATTATCCGTCGAAGTAATAGATCGAGAAATCGATGTTACTTCTACTACGGTATCCTTATCAGTCTTCTCTCAATAACACCAGTAAAAGCAGAAGAGAATAATGTTAGTAATCCAGTAGCAGCTGCAACGGGAAATGTAACCAACCAAGCGGTGCAATTCCAGAACAACGGAGCACCGTCGAGACAGCACTATGGACCTAATATATCATGCAATGGTTCTACTATGACTTTCTCTCCATTCTATATGGGGAATCATACAAAGCCATGGGATATAGATGGAGGTAAAATGACTCCTTCTAGTTATACTATGGCTGAAAACTGGGGAGGACAGATAAACTTTATGGTCCCATTAGATCGTAGAGGTTTAAAACGATGCCTGTCCATCGCCGCTAGGCAAGAAGAAAAGATGAGATTAGATTACGAATTAGTTCGTACTCTTAAATGTGCAGAGTTACAGCAGAAGGGATTTATGTTAAAACCCGGTAGTCGTGTAGCTAGTATGTGTAGTGATGTTATACCTATATCTGCATATCTCAAATCAACAAAGCCACCTGAAGAAGAAACAACTAAACCTTGGTATAAACCATTTTAAAATGAGTACATTTACAGACAAATACAGTTTAAATAAACCTGCTTTAGATGGTCCTAATGACCTCAAATCTGAAGTAAAGACTTCTTATATCATAGAGCAAGAAGCAGCAGCGGAAGCGGCTAAGAAAGCTGAAGAAGCTAAAGAGTCCGAGTAAACCCTAACCCCCCTAATACAATGATCCTAATTATCAAGCCCATCCTTTTCGCCTTCTTGAAGTCAGATTCAGTTAAGAAGCTAGTAGTAGATTTACTAGAAGCTTATGTAGCTAGAACTGATAACAAACTAGATGATCAGGCATTGGAAATTGTTAAAAAGAAACTATTAACCTAATGGCTAAAAGTAAAAAAGTACCATTTAAACGACCACCTTCTACTAATCAGAGTGATCACATTTATGGTGTAATTGCTAACAAAGTCAACGATGTAAACGACAATGGCGAAAGCAAAAGAAGAAAAGTTTGATGAGTTACATAACCTTGTCACTAATGAATTCCTTAAAAGAGTTCGTAGTGGCGAGGCTACTACTCAAGACTTAAAAGCAGCCTGTGATTGGCTTAAGACTAATGACATAACAGGTGTAGCTTATGAGGGCAGTCCTATGGATAAGCTCACTAGAATACTACCCAAAGTTGATCCTGAACTAGTACAACGGAGGTTATATGGCTCCAAGACGGGCTAAGAACCCCGGTAAGACTTCTAGATATTATCAATCTGCTAAAGGTGCAAAGTCTTACAAGAAACAGAAAAGAAAACAAAAGAAGATTAATAGTACGGCAGCTAAAAGAGCATACCGTAGGTTATTATCTCGTAAACGTAGAAAGTTAGGTATCATGGGTAAAGGCGGCAAAGATGTCTCCCATAGAAAAGGTCGGCTAACTTTAGAAATACCTAAGAAGAATCGAGCCAGAGGAGGGGCTAAAAGAAAATAATGCCAAAAGATAAATGGGAACGTAACCCTGACATGACTTGGACTTATTATGATAAATCTGGTAAAAAAGTTGAAGGTTATAACCCTTTAAATGATTTAATAGGCAAAGGTTGGCAGTCAGCTAAATCCTTTATTGAATGGTCAGATCCTAAATTAGCTAGATTTGAAAGTAGTGTAGCTAATATTTTAGGTGAAGGTTTAGAAAGAGTTAATGAAGCAAGAAAAGCCATTAAAGAAAGAGAAGATGCTATCGGTAAACCTATTATGGATTCTATAGGTGATAGATTAGTATTTCATGAGAGAGGTTTAAAAGATTATGGTGAACCATTAACTAATAATCAAGTCAAACAAATTGAAGATGAGAAGGTATATCAAGATATTTTAAACCTAGATCTTAGACATAGGCAAAGTAAATTCCAAAGACAACATCAAGCAACTACTGATTTCTTTACTAAGCAGAATGCTGGAGCAGAGTAATGGAGAGACAACCTAATCCTGACGATCCAGCATATAGAGATCAATCAACTAGAAGAAGATTAGAGGAAAAGAAAAGTAAAACTTCTGGTCAACAACTAGAAGAAAAAGGTGGTTATCTAGATAGAGGTGAACTTGATCAAGAAGGTAAACCGTTATTAAGTAAAGAAATAGATGTAGAAAGTTTAACTAATCTACAGAAACAGAAAGAAGACGCTAAAAAGTGGAAAAAGTTTGATGATGCTGTAGCTGGTGCTAAGTCGAAAGAAGATTTAATAGAAGCTGGAAAGATAAGGAAAGATATAGAAGAAAGATTAGGTAATAATTGGGTATCTTTATCTACTTTAGCTCTTGAAACCTTTATAGGTATTGGAGCAGATGTTACAACACCAGCTTTATTAGCAACTCCACTTGCTCCTTTATATTATCCTCTTAATTATAGTATAGGTTATGGTGCTAATATTTTAGGACAGTGGTTAAGAGGAGAAGAAATTAAACAAGGTAGAGCATATGCAGCTGGAGCATTTCAAACTATACCTTTAGGAACAGCAGCTAAAGGTGTTAAAGGTATCGCAAGAGCTACAGTTAAAGGTGGTGTTGGAAGTATAGTTGGAGAGCAAGTTGCAGTAGGTATTGATGAAAACAGAGTATTAACACCACAAGAAGTAGGATATGCTGGTGCTTTTGGAGGAACATTCGGTGGTATAAGTAAAAGTGCATTAGATAATGTAGACATTACTGGATTAAGAAATACACTAAATAGACTTAGTAAAAAAAGACAAGTTATAGTAAACCTAGATGGTACTCTATCTATAGCTGATGATGGTATTGATGGAGCTAAACCTTTGATGTCTAAAGGTTCTGGTGGAGGTTCTGGTGGTAAAATTACTGATTTAAACGCTGATAAACTTTCAGTAGATGAATTGAAAAACCAATTAGATGATAATATATCATTTGAATTAGGTTATAATCCAAGTAAAATATCAGAAAAAAAATATACAGCAAAACTAAAAGCTGCAGATGGTACCGTTATGCCATCAGAAATAGCAACTCCTTTTGTACGTCATGGTGAAGCTTATTTAAAAGCAAATCCTACAAAAACCTTAGAAGAATTTCCTCATCTTTGGTGGAAAGGTGAAGCATGGGTATTAAAAGGCAGGAATAGATATAAAACAGTTAATGGTAAAAAACAGTTTGTTAGAAAAGAAGTACAAATTGAAAGATGGACAGATAGAAAAGCAAGAGGAAAATTAGGTAGAGATGCAAGATCTTTAAGAGTAAAAGAACAATCTACTGGAGTAAAAAAAGGAACATTTGCATATGAAAAAGTTAAACAATTAAGAGAAAGAAATATTAAAAGAGAAGCTGCTGGTTTACCACCATTAAGATTACGAGATTCAGATCTAGATCACATAAATGCTCTTCGTAGTGTAGATTATTACGCAAAAGGTATGCCTGAAGACTTTAAAAAATTAATATATCAGGATCTTGGTAAAGAAGGTTTATTTACAGGAGATCATGCTTCTAATTTAAAACTTAGAGAAAGAGAAGTTCATAGAGCTTTATGGCCTGAATTGAAAAGACGTTTAGATCTATTAGGTCATAAACATACTGGATTTAAAACACCAGAAGCTAGATATAATTATTATAAAGAAATAAATCCTAAGACTGGTGTTACTCGTTTAGAAGAATATGCTGAAACAGTTTATGCAGTAGAAGAACTGGGAGATGATATGATGGAACAATTACTTAATACTGCAAAAAATAAGAATATTAAATCTCCAAGTGATCCTGTTAAAGAAGCATTAATTAAAATCTTAGGCAGTGAAGAAGATTATACAGTATTTATGAATAGACTTGAAGATTTTCCTGAGAATATGAGAAAAGATTTTATTATAGAAGAAATCAAGTATCATGAATAATACCTTATTAGCCTTACAACAAGACTTCAAGCTGTTCCTACAAGCACTGTGGGATCAGCTTGGTCTACCCTCACCTACCCGAGCACAATATGCAATCGCAGACTATCTTCAGCATGGACCTAAGCGTCTTCAAATACAAGCTTTCCGTGGCGTTGGAAAGTCGTGGATCACAGGAGCCTTCGTCCTCTGGACTCTCTTTAACGATTCAGAAAGAAAAATTATGATTATATCTGCTTCTAAAGAAAGAGCAGATAACATGTCCATTTTCCTACAAAAACTAATTATTGAAACCCCATGGCTCAGTCATCTCAGACCGAAACAAGACGATTCACGTTGGAGTCGCATCAGC